CTTATGCTTATCTATATTTAGGGATGTCATGATTTCACCTAGTAGTTCGCCAAAGTCGAACTTCTTAACAAACTCCTCAATGAGTATCTCTGACCCGCCTATGGTCTGAAGGAGCTGCGTGAGTTTCCGGAAATCCTCCTGTTTACTTAGTGTGAGTGAGATTCCGAATACGCGAAACCTAATCCCGCTTACGGTATCGGTGAATACGTCTTGCGGATCGAGAGCCTTAAGCGCCGTCCCCCTGTCTTCCCCGAACATTGATATGAACTCCTCGAGACTGATGTCTCCCCAGTTCTGAGCAATGGTCATCCATGCTTTATCTAAGGTAGGTTGGATCCACTTACTCTCGATATTCTTAGCTACCCCCTGAAATATGCTTGTTATGGTCTGACTCTGCTCGACTATCGCTGTGGCTTTCTGTTCCCGGAACGGTTGAACTCCTGCCCTAAGGTCGGAAGTTAGTGCCGAAGCGTTGAATTCCTGCTGAACTACATTCATTACTGCTAGGCCATCCCGTGGAACGTCTGCCGTAATTAAGGGTTCCGCAACCTTAGTTCCTGGCGGAAGGCTATTCTTAACCTGAAGTGCCGTTCCCGGCTTCAGTCCGTCCGCCACCTGACTCTTATCCTTAAGATGGTCAACCCGAATCTGACTAATCCCATTAACAGCCTTCATTGCTCCATCTAAGATTAGGTTATAGATCTCCACTAGGGCTATGTTATGTTGTGTCGGTGCGTCCATTAGGGCCTTAGGCCATACGGCGTGTGGCACCTCGATGAAGGAACCTATGGAATAGGGGTCCTTCTGATGCCATAGGGGATTCGGTGTGGGTTTCCGTATCAGTTCCTTATCATTAGCTATAGTCGCTACTATGTTTTCGTAAAGGATATCTCCATCCCTGTCTAGGATAGTTCCCCAATACTCTGTGATCTTAATCCTTCCGCGTCTTCCGGAATGCGTCTCATTCTGCCCTGTTTCGCGTGTCTTCTGTGACTCTTTCTCATCGTTATCGCTATTCTGAATTGTCAGTCGATCCGTCACACTCTTATCATAAATGGCACGGTCTCCCTTAGCGTCTTCCTTAACCTTGTGAAGGTCCATCCACATATCTTCGATTTGATAGAGACCGTCTCCGGTCGGATCCGGATAGTAGTTCTCCTGCCGTACTAGATTCTCCGTGAGTTCCCAGGTCTTATCGTCGATCTTGACTACTTTCTTCGTTAGGTTCCTACCCTTCCCCTCTTTCTGAGTACGGAACTTAGGCTTACTTACCATTTTTCCGCTAGTCTTCGTTATCGTTAGTGCTCCGAGGAGTCCGGACTTCACCCCCAACCCTACATGACTAAAGTAATTCGCATTACTCAGTTGCCGGGCCATGATCTTCTGTATTTCGTGCGGCTTAATCTTAAGGAGGTCTTCGGTGTCGGTGTTCGTGCTTTCGACGCGGAACCATTCCCCCAGATCGACTAAGGCCTGCTGGAAGAAAGAACTGATCTGCTCAACTGCCATGGCCTGCTTACTTAGCACTTCCGTACTCTGACCCTCTTCCTTATGATTAAAGTTGTGCCTAAGATGATATATGTCGAAGTTCTGCCTGTTTAAGTGCATCCTTCCCGTCTTAGCCTCATCAGACTCATTCCGCATGTCTAGGATCCAATTAACGACATACTGATTGTCATTACTCTCTTTAAGTTTCTTATTACTCATGCTTTTCTTCTTACTGATAGCCATATTTCCTTATTCCTTCCTGCCTCTCGTCTTCTTCCTTACTCTTAATAAATCTGTACTTCGGTGTGGGGATTGTGACTGCTTCCCCATCCGTCAGGTGCGCCTCGATCCCACCACAGAGATATTGAAAGGCATCGTGACAATTAGATACAAGTGTATCCTCCGCGTAAAAGCAGTGGGCATCTTTTATTGTTAGATCGTATACTCTAGTGGCCGTATCTGTTTTTATAGTAACAATTCCTGCCACAAAATTTGACAACGCTGTATTTGTTAACTGCGAAAGTTCCTGAACATTGCTTGCAACTTCGTGGCTCATTATCGATGCCTGATAGTCGTCTTGCTTGTGATTGGCAATTTGCGGAACAAAAGCCACGCTTACGTCCGCCCTTTGTAACTCTATAGGAGTCATGACATTGTATGCATATGTGAGTTTCAATGGGTTTATTCTCATTAATTCTTTTAGCATGCTCACTATGCCACTTGCGGCCTTCGGGAGAGCCGTGCCACTTGCCAGCCGCCCCCCTAATTGAGGCCATATGTTTTTTAACTGCCTCTGGATTTTTTGTTGCATATTTTTTATTGTGATAAGAGGCATGTTTACCCCTAGACATGATTTCCAAGTTTTCAATCCTATTATCAGTTTTGTCGTGATTCTTGTGATGAATACATTTATCTTTCGGTATAAGTCCGTGGGTAAATTCCCAAACATATCTATGCATGTAAGTAGTCTTACCAAAGGTTTTATAATCTGCCTTATAATAACCTTCTGCCTTTTTATAAAAGCGAATTCTATTAAATTTTTTGACTTCGTGCTTACTGGGTCTTCCCACTGATAGCTCCGCGCTAGTTTGCTACCGTACTGTAAGGTATCGGCCCTGACAAACTCCTTTTCGCTCCATATAGGATGATCTGCAGTGCATTTTAGTTTACTTCCATTAGTCATGTGAATTTCGACTAAGTCTGCTGCTAATTTGTTCATGGTTGCAGTAATAGGCTTAGTACCAAGGGGGGTAATGACTAAGTCACCTATTCTAAGTAATTCAATATTTATGATTCCTTGCGGAGTTAAAACCCTAGTTCCCGCCGGAAAGCAGTGCGAATATTTATTTTTTAGGGGCCTCGCTTTGTTAGGTTCAATTTCCTCCATTTTTTCAGGATATTGATACCCTCCAGTAAAGCCTGCATATAATGTCGGTGACGATTCCTCACATAGTTGTAATGCTGGACCATCCCCCGTTAATGTAATAAGAAATTTATTAACTGCAGTTTTCCGGGGCTCCCAAAGCATAGGGCCAGGTTCAATATTTCGTAATCCTGCATGCTCCTCCATTTCTTGAACACAAGTTCTCTCATCAGTGTCTTTTCGGTCATAGCCAGCGGGGTCAACGAAATGACGGAAATCTTTATCAGGATTATGCCATTCGGGATGAGTTATTTTAAGCTCGCGCATTACCATAACTGAGAATTTACGTATCCCCATATTACAGGCTGTATACTCCTTGATTACCTTAAGCTGACTCCCTTGAAGTTGGGCTATGACACATGCCGGTGTAAGCCCAAAGTCCCACCCACAGAGGAGGGGAATACCCAATTCCGCTTCCGGAGGTTCCGCCACCTTATGAATCTTATCGTTAAAGTCTTCGAATACGGGCAGCCCTGCGAAGGTCTCCCAGTTCCTTTCGTACTCCATGAGATATTCCCTTAACGGGAGTTCGTCTTTAATCTTAGTCTTGAATTCTTTGCTTCTCTTTTTCGGATCCGCCGTATAATGAATGTCCATGATGAGGAACTTATTCTTGGGGTTCTGCCATAACTCAATCCCTGTCATAGGTTCCTTGATTGGTACTGGAGATACAGCCGGAACATCCCCCATGACATCCAGCTTGTCGTATACTAGGCGCTTGAAGAAACCCGGAGCACGGGAGCTTATCAGCGTCATTCTTCCGCCACCGTCTAGGGTGGGCTTACTTCCAGAGTAGAACTTCTGCGCCTGCTCCCAGAAAGCGCATTCGTCCCCCATTATTCCCGAAAAGGTAAATTGTCGGAGCTGATTCGCACCCATAGGGTAGCCTTCGATCTTACTGTGTATCTCGGGGAACATGAGCTTAGGCGGCTTACTCATGGTCCGCTTCCGCGGAAGGAGGTCCGGATGAATCTTCTCCTCCGGAATATGGTCGAACATGAACTCTGCCCGTTCGACTAATTCCTTAGCATCGTCTTCCTTCTTACTTACGAATGCCTGTGCCCGCCCCTTGTGGAAGATGGTATCCCATAAGTAAAGACCGATAGTAGTCCATGACATGGTCATTCGTCGGGACTTCGGCAGGGCCATCAGCGGAAACTGCTGCCAGCATCGGGTGAAGAACTGAAGGTACTCACGGTCTAACGGCAGTAACTTAATGGGATTTCGGGGATCCACGGGGTCTAAAGTAAAGCAGCACTCACTCAAGAAGGCTATGGCGTCCTCCCTATAACGGATAAAGTCAGCTAACTGCCTATCAGTGCTACTCGTGCCACTTATGTCTATATCCAAGGTGTTACCTGCTCCGATGCCTAATCATGAAGAATCTTCACTTAAGTTACCCCCTGCCCTATAATAGTTTCAACTATTAACTTGATTGCGCCGTGCACCAGGTCCTATCCTAGCCATAGTTTACTTAATTACGGAGGCTTTCTTATGAGATTTCCTATTATTTATGGGC